GCCGCCCGTACCCGAGCCATCGCCCGTTGTAGTGGTCGTGCTGGTGCTGATCGTCGTGCTGCTGCTGGACGAGGCCGGATTGTGTGTCGTGCTTGTCGTGTCGGTGGAACTATTCGCACTGGACGATGACGACGCCGGAGCCACCGCAGGACCCGCCGAGGTTGTAACGCACTTGCCTGTAATCAGATCGCAATAGGTCTTGGAACCATCGGCATTGACGGTCTCGGCCGCTGGCGCCACGGTAGCCTGAGTAGCACCGGTAGTCACTGGACACACCTTGCCCGTCATCGCCGTCTGCCCCGAATAGGCACCACCAAGCATCAACGTAGTTTCACAGCTGGACGTGGCCGTGGTGCACTGAGCGCCGGACGCTGGGTAGTAATTCACTGTGGTGCCACTAGGCAACATCTGCCCCGCCACACAGTAAAGATCAGCTGGAACACCACCCGTAAAAGTCCAATAGTTGCAAGCACGCGAACCATTCGACTTGAATGTTGCAATGGCCAGCACCGCAGAAACCGAATTATCGTTAGGCCCGCCATTGATCGCGCTGCATTGCCCCGCCGTTCCAACACTACACGTATACGCAGTCCAACTCGAAGTCTCAGGATGACCAGCGGCGTAAGCACTACAACTCGCCGCAGCTTGATCGTAGGTCGCCGCAGCAGCAACCGGCGAATACATCAACGCAAAAGCGCCAACCAGGAGGACCACAGCCAGCGAGGCAAGACTGTGGAAACGACGCTCAATCATGATTAAAACCCGCCGCCGCCGCCCAGGCGCACAGCGCACCGAGGAACCCGCAAAACAGATTCATGATCACAACCGGCCCCCATCTTCACGACGCCGTTCCTCGGCCCACTCGAATTCGTCCCATTCGTCTTCCGTCCATTCGGACATGGGCTTCTCTTCGGGGTCGGGCGCTTCCAGGAGAAACGGTTCGGCGTCCTGCTCATCGAGCGGCATATCGTCCTCGGAGTCCAACTCCAAAACGTCATCATCGCCAGGGTCTAGCGCATCCGCAGAGAACTCCGCGTCAGGCATGGATGCATTTGCATCACGACCACGCGCCGCCCAGAAATTATCGTCCCACTCCATCGTTCCCGGCTCGCCACCCACAGGCGCACCGCCGAAAAACCCAGCGACTTTGCGCACGATGAACACCACAAACAACACGCCCGCGACAATCACCGCAGCCGCGATCAACGAGCCGATTACCGGCGCCTTGTCGATCAAAGAAAACGCGTCCTGCCCGGCCTGATTGACCGTATACGTGCCCGAGCAAGGACCGCCTGAGACGGAGGCACCGCCGATACCGCAAGGTGGCAATTGTTGATCTGGCATAGCCGTCCATCCCGCTGAAAAAAGTAACGGGCGAGGAAGTCCCCCGCCCGTTGGTGTCACACGATCAGCCGAAGAAGCGCGCCACCTTCTTGGTGGCCCACTTAGCGAAGCCGACGCCGGCCAGGAGCACACCCGCGCCGATGATCGCGGTGATGGCCGTGGACGAATCCAGACCCGCGAGGATGCTGGAATAGTCGTCACCGAGAGCCATCGCCGAACCCGCCACCGAAGCCATCGAAACGACGGCGCCAACCGCCAAGGTCTTTGCCTTGTTCATAGAATCACCCTTTGTTGTTATTCGACCGGAATTGGTCATTTGTCGTTGAACATCGAAACAACGGCCCCTACAAGGCGCGCGGCAATGTACATCACCATCACCGAACCCCACGCCCCGAAGAACCACCCGCTGGCCTGTTCAGGCGTGGGCGCCGAGAACGCGTCCTGGACCACCTGATACACGCCGTATTCGCTCCCCGACACCAGCACATAGCCCGTGCACTCGCCCACGGTCTGACCCGTAGGGGTCAGGGTTCCGTCAGCATTGAGCGTCACGCACTGGGCCATGAGAGCGAATCCTTTTAGCCGTCTAGACGGCTGTTACTTCTGCGCCTGCGGCACCGGCTGCGGCTTGATCTGCGGCAGCGGCACCAGGACAGCGCGGCTCATGGTCAGACGACCATTGGCGACCGCGAAGGATTCCGGCGCGAGCGTGTATTCGCCCGGATCCAGCTGCTTGCCCGGATCAAGGGTGAGCTGAAACGCGGTCGGCAGACCGTCGATTTCCAACACCGCCCACTGCTTGATGCGCTGGCGCGTGACGCCTTCCCAGGTGGATTCGAACGGCTCCACGGCCTTGTTAAGTACGTTGATTTTCATGCTGCTAACTCCGTTGGTTGTTGATCGATTCGATACGCCCACACTTGCCCACCAGCGCCCACGACAACGCGCCACGGAGACGGCAAGAACTCCCCCGTGAATTTGTCCATGTACCCGCCCGACACCTTGCGAATGTCCGCCCGGCCCGTCAGTGCGTCACGCACCCACATCGGCGACTGCCAGTAGCGAACATGCCGCCGACCTTCCGGCCGCAAACCGCCGTGACCACACATGCGCGCACCACGCGGGTAATTGCGCGCCTGATCCGCCGTCGTCTTGCTGGCGTACTTCGTGATGTAGCCAATCGGCGACTGAGCCGTAACGATGTTGGTCATACCGTGCGGCCACCAACCTTGCGCATCGGCGTGCGGCAGGTACTTGCCTTTCGGAAGCCAAACCACGACGTGGTAGTGCAGTGCGCCGCGCTTTTGAAGCTCAGCGACCCAGACATAGCGCAGGCGAATCTTGCGGCTGCGGCACCACATCGCCATGGCGTTACGAAACTTCGCGAAGTGCCCCGCTTCCCAACCCTCAGCATCGGCATACGTCAGCGTGATGAACTTTTTGTTCCAGAGCTGCGCGTTGCGTTCGGTATGCGCATCGAAATGCAGCAGGCGCGCGGCGTGACCAACAGCGGTTTTCATCCGCTTGATGCGAGACGCCTCACGATTAACCACCAAACGCTCGCGAAGCGGCCGCTTTTGTTCCACGTCGTGTGCCTTAGACACACTTGTTGCATTAGTGATAAACCCCAGGGCACGGCCCTGCGCCTCGCTGCGCTCGGCGCATGACCGCGCCCCGGTGAACTGGCAAATTTCACCCATGCCATTTACTCCGAGCGATATCGACAAACGGTGCATCTATCGCCGCGTCCTGCTGATTGCGGACGGCCCAATACAGGCGCGTACGACGCACGTCGAGCGCGTCAGCGGCATCGAGCATGTGAAACACGCCGTCATTGCAAATCGCACCGTTGGCGAAGCCTGCCGGGTACAGATCGAATGGTTCGACACCCATGCCCGCAGGCGGATCGCGAGGCGCCGGGTACTCAGGAGGCGGGTACTTGCCGAGATAGAGCCTATTCATCGGAACCGGCCATGTCCGCAGCGGTTTCCAAGTTATCAGCCAGCGAGTCCGCCGTAATCGACAGCACGAAATGCAACGTCTGCTGACCATGCGACTCGGCACGATCACTAAGCGCGCGCAGACACGCCAGAACACGACTGGTCTCGGCCATCAACACCGGCCCGGTTTCACCCGTCAACATGAGGACACTCCAAGCCGACCCGTTGCAGGGCAAGATGAATGAAGGAATACGACTGTTCGGATTGAGCGAACGGCACCGGCCTGCCCTGCTGGGCGAGCCATTCACGATGGATCGAATGTGCGTCCCACTTCGTCAGCTCACGACGCAGCGAAAGCGGCACTTCACCGCCCGCTTTGCAAATCATCGATATGGCCGTTCGAATGCCATTACGCATGCCTTCGGCGTAGACCATGCCCGCGTCAGCTTCGACGGTCGTGGACTGGCGCGCGGTCACTGCTCGCCCCGATGCGCGATCCACAAGACCACGCGCGTCACTTGGCGCCCGAACTCACGCAAGCCGAGGAAGAACACGTAGACGGCGAGAAGAGAAAGAGCGACGTTCATAAGTCGGAATCCTCCTCATCGACTTCATCATCTATCGACTGATCACAGCGACGGCAAATGCCCTCACTATCAACGGGACGATAGTCGCGGCAATGAGGACAGTACTGTTCGTCCGCATCATCCAGAGGTTCCCAAAAACTCACGACACCACCCCCCACAAAATGCGGTCATACGCGCGCGAAAACCGCCGCCAGGTGCGGCAGCGACGACGAAGGAAAATGAGGATTCCGCGACCGGACAGCACGCCGATGCAGCCGCCGATGTAGCAGGCGAAGAAAGCGCCGACGAACCCGGCAAGCCATAACGCGTTGATGACCTGAACGACCTGATCGACCGTGATGGTATTCATGCCTGCGCACCAAGCATCAAATCAGCCGCCCGTTCCAACATCGGCGCGCGTTGAGCGGCGACCAATTGAGCCAGCCGAAACGCAGACAGCGCCGCATCCTGTTGCGCGTGCGACCGATGCTCTTTGCGCATGGCCTGGTCAATCCGCTGCTCCTCAGCGATCATCGGCTGGGTATGCCTCATACCACGCTCCCGACGTTGGCGAGGGCGGCGTCCAACTGCGGGCACCGGTCATCATGCAAAGCAAGAATGTGTTGCGCTCGCTTCGCACCCTTGATCAGCTCGGCCACGACGGCGCGGGCTGCGCGCAACTCGTCGCGCGCCTGAATACGCGCACGGCTAACGGAATCGTTGTCATAGCCCAGCAATAGCGAGTCCATCACTGCCAGCACATCCACCGGCGCGCTCACAGCGGCAGCCCCGGACAGACCATGGAACGTTCCGCCGCCCTGCCCTCATTGCGGCGCAGGGAAACACCTAACGAGCCAAGCGATATGCGGTCGGCAGGGCGGCGGGAACTCGAAGAAACGGGGTAGCCGGTGCAACCGGCCAGATTGGCCCGTAGACGGGCGTTCAGCGCGTGGAGTCGGAGGACCACGACTACCAGCCAGAACGCGGCCAGAGCGAACGGGAGAACGGCGAGAAGGTACATTTTCGGCCCCTGCGAATGTACCTATGGTAGGTACAAAGCGGAATGTACACTACCTAGGTACACCACTGTCAACAGGCCAGGTACATGAACAGCGCAACTTATGCCCTATTCACCGAATGGAAGGCACGCAAGGGGATCCACAGCGACAACGCCGCCGCACTGGCGCTCGGCGTGCAGCGGCAGACCGTGCACGGCTGGAAGGTCGGCAGGAATGCCGAGCTGCCGATGGTGATCAAGATGGCGAAGGATATAGACGAAGACCCGCACGCATGGGCGTTCCAAGTACTTGCAGAACGAAGCGTGGGCGCAGAAAAAAAGGCCATCGAAAAGATGGCCATAGAACTGGTGGGTCGTCCGGGACTCGAACCCGGGACCAATAGATTAAAAGTCTACTGCTCTACCAACTGAGCTAACGACCCATCATTGCAAAACTCAAGCGGACAATTTTACGGGTTGAGCGGCAGCGGCACAAGCAAGCGCACCGGGGACTCAGGCGTAGCGCGTGGGATCGGCCAGCCCCGCCTCGCGGAAACCCTGCGCGCGCA